GTATTACTAGCTAAAGTGTTGACATTTTACAAATTTGTAAAATGTCTAAAATGTCCAATAGTCAAAAAAGTCAATAAAGACGTAGAGTTAATCGGTCGTGCGCGCGTAAATGGTTTTGGAAAAACCTTTTTTGTGATATTTGGTACTATATGAGACCTCCATTTGAATATAGAATGATAATACTTGTATTGGTAGGTGGCTGTGTCCCGGTATTGATAACAACAATTTTACATCATTATTTTGATTATGGGGTACAAAGATCTATGGAGCTAACTTTAATATTGTGTATACCTCTTGCAATATGGATGGCTTCTAAAATTAATGAGAGATGGCATGATGATAGGGAAGACTAGGAAAAAATCTAAATATAAACACGCTACCATTAATAAGAAGAAATATTACTTCTATATGATAAGATGGGAAGATATTACGGGGGATGCGGGTCATGCTACTGCGGAAGAGTTTGACAAGTTTGATATAAGTGAGATGATAACCCAGGCCTATGTATACAAGAAGACTAAGAAATATTTATACACATTTAGTTCTTACGATACTAAGGACGAAGTATTTAGTGATAGAAACATATTCCCCATGGGTTGTGTTCTTAAGATGGAAAAAATATTACAATGACAGACGACAAAGAAAAAATAAAAGAGCTAGAAGAAAAAATAGAAAAGCTAGAAAACGAAATAGCTAGTATTAAAGACTATATCGATATGCAGGAGGGTTATTCTAAAGATTTCCCGTCAGCTTCAGAGGTTTTTGATTGATCTTTTGTTTTCTCAATCTCCTTGGATTCAGGAGTGACATCTTTTAGTAGTGCGCCGTAATCATCTAAAATCTTTTTCATTTTGGCTTCTAATTGTTCTTCTGACATGTCTTCTAATCTCCCATGCTTTATTATTTTTCTGTCTATGTATAGTCCTGCTGTCTTGCCACGACTTACTTCAGCATTTACGGCAGAAGAGAAAGACCCTTTCTTTAGAGCCGCATTCTTAATTCTATCTAGTTCAGCTAAATGTCCTTCATAGGTAACATCATGCTTAGCAATTCTATCTTGTTTTAATTTTCCAATGTGGGCTACCACTAATGGGCTAAGTCTAGGATTAGTTAGTTCTGATCCTTCTTGCGGCGCTCTTGTTTTGGAATAGCCAGCAAGAATAGCCGCCTCAGTTTTAGTGACTGGACCATCCGGTCCGCCATATACTAAAAACTCAGCGAATCTTTGCTGCATTTCAGTTAATCTTTTTGGTACTCCCATATTTGACATTTTAAGGTAAGTATCCTATATTGTCAACTATGACGACCACTAAGAAAGATTCGATAGAATTTGAAAAACAATTAAATAAGCTTAAAAATCGTCCCGATTTTGCGGAGGATTTAAAACATCATGATGATAGAGGTGAATTAGACTTAACTAGAGTCATCGACACTTATAAGAAAGAAAACATTGAGCTTAAGAGTCAAGTGGTTGAGAAGGATACTCTCTTGAAAGGTACAAGAAAGCTTGTAGAAGACTATGTTAGAGCTGGATATAAATATGCCAATCGAGTTAAAGAGTTAGAAAAAATTAGTAGAGCCCATCAGGTTCAAAATGGTGAACTTCAAGTGGAAGTTAAGTTTCAAACTGTTAAAGCTAATACTTTAGCGAAACAACTAGCTGAGGTTAGAGCAGACAATAAAAAACTTGCTCAACATGTAGATGATTTGACTAATGTTAAAAATAAAGGAGAGTTTGGTAAATGAGATTAAGAGAATTGATGAGTTTTCTACAAGAGTTTATGGACAATAAAGGAAAAGGTCAGAAGGGTTCATTAGGCGATTCCTCTGTGTTCATGCATGTTGGGAATCATTTGGAAGAACTGAAAAAAATAGAGGTGCAAGAGAGTACAATCATAGGTGCTAACTCAATGAGAATAGTATTTAAACCTCAGGGATTAAAAATAATACAAGCACCGACAGACAAAGAATCCGGCTTTGATTTAGGGCCATGATTACCCTGAAAAAATTATGGGTCCAGAGCGCAAATTATATCTTAAACTTAAAAAAAATACACCAGGAATTAAGTGGACTAGGCTTGAAAATCTTAGCTCTCTTGGTACTCCTGACTGCTTGGGCTACAACAATTCTGGCAACTTTTTTACTGTTGAGCTAAAAGTCACCAAAGGTAAAAAAATAAAATTTTCCCCACACCAAATTGCTTTCCATATTGCTCATCCGAAGAATACATTTATCTTAGTTGAGGCCCTTGGTCCAAGGTCCTCTAAACTTATTGGCTGGTACTTGTACCGTGGTTCCCGGATAAAGGAGCTTGTTGCTTGTGGCTTGAAGCTTGATCCTTGTGCTTGGGGCTTGAAAGCTTGTTGCTTGGAGCTTGTAGATTGGCCATTGGAACATGACGCTTGAAGCTTGTAGCTTGCTTTGTAAAACTTTCAGTATTTTTTGCGTGTAAGTCTTCCGGTTTAGTACTATTTGCAGGCATGTAACTCTTCCAGGTAGTCATTCAGTCCGATGTTGTCATCGAAGCTGTGTTTACAATGGTCTCCCCACCAATATCCATCGACCGTGTTACTTAATAAGTTGACCCAAATATTCGGACCTCCTCCGGCAACCAGAAGCCTGGCTGATTTGTAGCTGTGGTCGTTGTGCGTGATCCATTCTATGTCGTAGACGCCTTCCATCCATTCGTGGGCATCGACTTCTCCCTTTTTAATATCGTCCGCAATGTGCTTGCATTGATCTCGTAGCCGTTGCTTACAATCGTCTTTTTTTAATGCTGTCATAAAACTCCTCTCTAAATGATTCAATTGCTTCTTTCTTTGTCATGAAATAATAAACCCTGGTTACTAAATGCTCGTCTATAGTTTCCGAAATTCTTATTGCGCCTTCTGCTGGTGTTCTATCTATTATCATATTTTCTCCTCATATACTTCATCAATAAATAAGCCATCTTGAGCTTGTAGCTCTTCGTAGTCTAGCTCGTCCTTATCAAAGCCATCTTGCGCAATGTCCTTTGCTTGTTCTTCGTTTTCTGCCTCTACCAATACAGACCATCTGTCTCTTTTTGATACTATAACTTTAAATGTAGCCATATTTATTTCTCCTTTTTATTATAGACAATCTTTACAATAGCGAGTGTCCCTTACGCTTCTCCAATCGGGAGCAATGGCACTCGTACAACAACGACAGAATAAAAAATAATCTCCTTTTTTTGAATTATCTTTTTTCTTTCTTGTGGTTTTCTTTTGTTTCTTATTGTCTTTCATATTTAAAAACATCCTACAATATCCCTGCTCCGTTGTCAATGGTGCTTGGAGCTTGAAGCTTGGCGCTCCGAAGATTTTGTCCTCCAGACGAGCGCCATGTTCCTTGGTTAAGCTAGGGCTGTGCAAGCGTATTCACTAATTAAGGCAACGAATCTTGCCACCACTTAACCATGGTCAAGTTACCAGATTGCAATCTGTATCGTCGTACAAATAACTTGACCCCAGATCCATCAGGAAGCGTGCGATCGCGTGCTGTTACGGTAACACTTACCGTCCCAATAGATCAGGGCTCAAGGGTCAAGTACAGCGGGCGCCTCGCCCCATTACAAGATGATCAATCTCCTCTGACCTGACCTTGGCCAAGCACGATTTATGCTACACGAACCTACGCGTATAGGCTGGTGGTGTAGCCACGAAGCTTGACCCCAGATCTCTGAAAGTGTGCCGATAGCAAGGTTAAAACCAATGTTCAACACAGCCCAAAGATCAGGGCTCAAGTTTATTCTATCGTTTCAATATGTGCTTGTGCTAAACTTAACCCAAACAATATTAAGCCAGTAAACGAGAGCAATGCTCCAAGCTTCGCGTGTTCTTGGTCGTGTATCATAATAATGATACCCATTATTGCTAAGGTAAGGTACAATACCCATTTAATTACATAAGCCATTTTATTCTCCTTTTAATAATTGTTTTAAACATTTATTAAATAGATGTCAAGCATAATCTGGGACGATATATCTTTTCTTTTCAACTCTAGGTTGTGCGCCCTGCGGGCGCATAGGTCCAACGGATGGCAACTCCGTTGCCATACTCCTTGGCCCAAGGGCCTCCGGCCCTTGGGCCTCGGTCCGTGCTTGAAGCTCGATATCTTTTATCCCCTACCCAAGAGGGGTGACCCCCGGAACCTAAACCCTTTTCGAATGTCAATGAAACATGGACCCTCACCCCCTTTTTTTGAAAAGGGGTCCCACTGCTTCTGCCTGTATTGCTTGATTTAGAGAGTTAGCCGTGATAAAAACTTTTTGAACACTTTTAAGGGTGCAAAAATTTTTTAAAAAATTTTTATGAGTTTGAATAAAGTAGATATTAGCAAATTACCACCGGATGTCCGGAAAACCTTTCGACAACTTCAAGTATTACATGCCGAAAAAAAGATACAGAACAAAGCCAAAAGTGATTTTTTATCTTTTGTTAAAGCGGTATGGCCGGAATTTGTAGAGGGGCCCCATCACAGGCACATTGCGGAAAAATTTAATAAATTAGCAACGGGTGAGCTAAAACGCTTAATCGTGAATATGCCACCTAGGCATACAAAATCAGAATTTGCGTCTTATTTACTTCCTGCCTGGATGGTGGGCCGTAATCCAAAATTAAAAATCATTCAAGCAA